TATGTGGCACCCCAGCGGTGGAGTTCCATATGCTCTTTCTTACAGACTGCAGAAAGGGATCGAACAAATCGCATTTGGTGAGTTGACAAAAATAGTTAGGGGCGTTAAAGAACGACCAACAATTAGGTTTGTCTTGGCTGGTCACCTTCATGTCCAAGTCCAAGCAATGTTCGGTAGTATATTTGGATGTCAGGCAGGTTGTTTTGAGGGACAGTCACCCTACTTGAAGAGAAAGGGACTTGTTCCACAGGTTGGCGGATATGTTATACAGGCCATATTGGGTAAAAATGGATTGCTAAAGAACTTTGAAGCAAAGTTTTACATTTTTGAAGAAGTAGAAAATGACTACCGAAATTATAGTCATGAAATTGAGTTGGCAGAAATAACAGAACCGATTCTTGAGTAAGTTTGTACAAAAAATAGGGGACTCAGAGAATTTTATTTAGAGTTTTTTGGCCCTCTCATTCTCTGAGTCCCCAAACTAGGGAGAATCTCTGACCCTTACCATTTCATCCCTCCTAAAGGGTTAACATTTTGCCGTTTGGAAAAAAAACAAACGGCCCTCTCAGTTAATTAATATATATAGTAGAACATATTATAAAGAATTACTCGTTACACTAAACCAATGGACTTTAAACTAAAATTAAGGTCGTAGTCCGAGACCTTAGAGGAGGAAGCATCATGGTGTACCAAGATAGTTTTGTTGCTGTCGTAAAGTGTGGCAGCAAAGTCCTTCGTGAGAGAGATGGAGCTGTTTTCCTTCCATTTGGGAGCAGTTATTCTCTCCTTCTAAAAAACCTAGAGTCCAGAAAGGCTAGCATTGAAATTAGCATTGATGGACAAAATGTTCTAGGCGGTTCCTCACTTATAATCAATCCAAATTCTGAAGCTGAACTGCAGGGTTTTCTTGAGGGTTCAGTTGTCAAGAACAGATTTAAGTTCATCCAAAAAACAAAAGAGATCCAAGATCATAGGGGTGATAGGATTGATGATGGAATTGTCAGAATTGAGTTTGCCTTTGAACAGGTAAAAATAGTAGAACGAAGACAAGTAATTCATGACCATCACTATTATGATCACTATCACCATCATGATTACTGGCCTAGACCTTACTGGCCCAGACCTTATGAACCTAATTGGACTTGGATAGACTCGAGTTTATCGGATGGTTCAGGTGATGTAAGTGGTGATGAAACACAAGTTTATAATTTTTCAGCAGGTAATGTAAAGTCTACTTTTACTTCAGACATGAGGTCTGTCGAGAAGTCAGACGTAAAGTGTGCAGCAGCAGCTGTGGACTTTTCACTTCCTGATCAGGATGAGGGAATTACAGTTAAGGGTGAAGAGACCCACCAACCATTTGTATATAGTTCGATCGGAGCTTTAGACCCGTCAAGAGTAATTACTATTATGTTAAGAGGAACTAAAAGTGGTGGGAATGTTGAAGTAGAGAAACCAATTACTGTTAAAACGAAGTTAACATGTCCAACTTGTGGGAAGAGGTCACGTTCTGCTAACAAGTTCTGTTCTAAATGTGGGACGTTTTTAGAGTAATTTAAAACAAAAAAGTGTAACGAGCAATTCTAAAAAATTGAATAGATCCCTTCTTAACGTATAGTTAGATGTCTTACTAACTTACTCTTATTTTAAGAACAAAATATAAATGTAGTTTGTCACTAGCTAGGGGACTTTTAAGTATGATAGAGAAGAAAGACGTTTTAGTTAAAGTGGAAGAGAGATATGGTGGAGAATGTCTTATCGACTCTTATAGTAAAAAACTTGGGCCAACTGTAAGAAGACCGCAAGGACATGTAGAAGTTTATGAAGTGACTAAGGACAATAAGAAACGTCTACTAAGGAAAAGTAATCTTATAGTTAATGTTGGGAGAGAAATGATTGCCCAACATACTCTAAATGTGGAGTCTTCTGCATCACCAGACAAAGATGAGTTTGTTTGGTGGCTTGGGCTAGGAAGTGGGGGAACAAATCCGGGTGACCCGTTTGATCCAGTTCCTCCAGTTGTTAGTGACACAGATTTGGATACTGAGATTCCCATAAATGCTGTTGATACTACTTGTGCAGACTTTCATGATGCAGCTTATTATAAACATCCTTTTGATGACGTTACATTTGAAGAAGATACAAATAATGACAGCGCTTGGCTGATTGCTAGAGTTGTTACAACTCTTGGATCTACTGACGCTGTCGATCAGCAAATTAACGAAGCTGGTTTGTTTTCTGCTACAAGTACTGCAGGAGGTCATAGTGGGCCGTTCCATTTATTTAGTAGAGTAACTTTTCCAACGGTTCTGAAGACTTCTGAGAATCAACTTATATTTGTTTGGTACTTATACTTTTAAGCTTTGGGGATTTTGAAAAGTTACCATTTTGTAATATGTTACAAAGGGTATTTTAAAGATTTGAATTGTAATAAAAGTTTTACAAAAAATAGATGACATGAAAAGAAAGACTATTTAAAGTTAGAAATTAGTTAGTTTAGAAAACATTAGTTAGTAGGAGAAAAATACGATGGCAAATATCTCACCTGGGGTGTATTCAAAGATATTAGACATTTCGAGTTACGCCCAAGTGGTTCCATCTACAATTGGATTTATAGCTGCTATTACTGAAAAAGGAAGAGATAATGAATTGGTTTTTGTTGGCGGAAGATCTGAGTTAACTAGCGAATGGGGTAATCCTGACATTTCTAAGTACGGAAAATCTTATGGACAAGGGTTGTATTGTGCTTATAATTATCTTGGAGAATCAGGTAGTCTTTACTTTATGAGGTGTCTTCCAGACTCAGCCCAGTTTGCGAATATGAGGATTGATGCATCACCTACAGATAGTACAGCTACTATTTCAATTACTTATGTTGATAGTATTAATACTATGGCAGAGTTAGACACAAATCTAGTAACTGCAGGTGACACTTATCCGATTTGTTTCTTGTATCCAGTTGGAAGAGGAGTATACTACAACGGACTTGGTGTAAGATTTACTGAACACTCGAATCCAATGTTAGACGGTGTTTATGTGATGGACATTTACGAGAGACAATCTGATGGAAACGATGTTATTATTGAGTCGTTTGAAGTTTCGTTTAACGCTAAAGCAACTGATGACGCCGGTGATTCTATCTTTATTGCGGATATTCTTGAGACCTACTCAGCGGTTCTTAGAGCCAATTTGACACTAGTCTCTGAGGCTTACACTGGAGGATATGATCTCGTATGTAAGATTTATGATAAAGATATTGGAGCTGTTAGTGTGGTTGAGACTAGTGGTTCTGCTACAATTACTGACATTAAACAGGACTTCTCAGATTGGGAAGCTGATGGTGCTCCGTTAGAAGGGAATTATATAGTAATCGCAACAGACGAAAAAGGTAATAAAATTTGGGGATGGTTGGGTGCTGCTAGTGGAACTGGAGACGAGACGATTGCTGTATATTTAGATAGAGATTTGGGAACTCAAGAATGGCAGGGAAGTATTGCGACTTTTGATGCTGATAATGAAATTACTTATGTGATTAAAGCAAGTTATGGTAATGTTGCTGACGCTTTCAGTTCATCTGAACCAGTTCCTTTGAAGTATGGTTCAGATGGTTTGTTACTTGATGCGGCTGGTGACTTAGATACTGACGTAGCTGATGAAGTACTTGCTGAGGGTTATTCAGGAATTTTAATAGATCCAAAAACAGGAGTAGCAGAAGATAGCGTTCTTGATACAGACGATGTTTATTTTACCTTAGTTTTTGATTGTGGTTATCCAAGTGATGTTAAAGATGCAATCTATACTTTAGTTACAACTCGGAGAGATTGTATAGGTATCATAGATAACGGTGATAATGCTTCTTATACAGCTGCGATGACTGCTCGACAGAATGTCAATACCTATAATACCTATTTTTGTGCTTTATATGAAGAGTATAACAAAGTTTATGATATCTTTACTGGAAAAGATGTATGGTTCTCACCGGTTTATCATATGTCTTATATTTTGCCAAGAAATGATACAGTCTCTGAACTTTGGTATGCTGCTGCTGGATTTAACAGAGCTGCAATTGATACAATTAAGGAGTTAAGGTTTAATCCAAGGTTGGGTCAAAGAGATCAGATGTATCTCAGCCAGATGAACCCAATTGTAAAATTTAGTCAAGGATATGTGGTTTGGGGTCAGTTAACTACTCAAGCAAAAGCAACTGCACTACAGGATTTAAATATCGCTAGGTTAGTTTTATATTGTCAGCGAGCTTTAGAAGAATACTGTAGAAATTTTGTTTTTGAACAGAATGATTCAATCACTTGGAATCAGGTGTCGAGTGAGGTGGTTGAGTTCTTAGAAGCAATTAAGAAACGAAGAGGTTTATATAACTATAATGTAAATGTGTATGCTACTGATTATATGAAGAAGAGAAAGACCTTCGCAGTTGACGTAATATTGAATCCTACGCGTGTATCTGAAAAAATTGAACTGAACTTCTTTATTGTTTAATTTAGACAAAAAAAGAGAGGGTAGCACAATTGTGTTACCCTCTCAGTTCCTCTATCGAGTCGACCTTATGCTCGCAGTTTGAAAGACACTTCCTCTACACCAGCTTTCCTAAGCCCTTCAAGCATAGTGGTAATTGAATCATGTCCGTGAAATAGCTTCTTGGCCCTGTCAGCTTTGGAAACTTTAGCCTCAGCCTTCTTTTTGATACTTGAAAGATCTGGAGACAATTCAGCAAGAGCCTTTCTTGATACCTTACCAGACACTTTTTCAAAAAGTCCCTTATAACCCAAAGATTTCCCTTCGTTGGTAAAGTGATAGGTAGTAGGGATTTTCCTACCTGCTTTGGCTTCTCTTGTTAGGAGGACAGGTTCAGTATAGCCCAAATTCTTGAAGATCTCAGTTATTCTGGGGCCAACTGAGTTGACTTTCACATCCGGAAGACCAAGACGATCTTGAAAGTAACGCTTAATATTATTGGTGGTTATGGGAGCATCTTTCTCTATCTGGATTTTATGTTGTATCATATCAGCTAGAACTGTGTCCCACTCCCACATTGTATTAAATACCAATAACCTTACATTTCCTTTTTTCGATGTCATAATTAACTCCTTTTCTAGTTTTGAAAAGATTCTTGTTTTTGGTAAGGTGTTATGCTTTGGGTTCCAAACACCTTTCCTACGGTTACCTCTAAAAAGATAGTGCCTCCTTTCTTTTTCTTCGTCAAGATTTATGGGACTTTCTTCTCGAACACCAAGTGATTTCAAGACTTCTGGACTAACACCAAGTGATTTCAAGACTTCTGGGCTAACAACGTTTCCTATTTTACTACCAGACCTTTCCTTAGTCATTTCATTAGTCCCTCCTTTTTCTTAAAAAAACAAAACCCCCCTTCATAAATTAATATATATAGTCTTAATAATAATTAACCTTCCTCTTTAATTGTGAACTTTGTAACTTTAAAACCAAACTCTTGTGTACCCTCACAGAAACTCAAAATCATCAAGTATCGCATATAATGTGGTATATCATCGTGGGTGTTAAACATGCTTATCCACTCATTAATCGCAAAGACGTGAGTAGCGACCTGCTCGCAACTTTTTGGATTTATAAACTTAAGGCGACTTACGATTTCTGGATAGAAACTAAAGTCCTTTTCATATTTCTCTAAAAACCTGTTAAAATCATTCTGGAAGTCTTCAAGATTATCGGCAGTTGATTCGACGTACATTATAAAAGAAGCAGTAGAAGAATTAGTTACTAAATCAGTTTTTATTTTCATCTTAGTGATGACTTATTGTTAAGTGTTGGAGGTTTCTAAAAAGGTTTCCATGTTCCATATCTGACCAAAAATCACCATCTTCATCAGAGAAACGGAACTGGTAGATCACTTTTCCTTTAGCTTCTTTTATAAATTGGTTAGTAAGTTCGAGAGCTGCTGTACTATTCCTTTTATCAAGTAAATCCCAGCTTTCCTGAGTTCGAGTATTATCTCTTCCAGGAAAATAACCAGATTCAACTATGTTAGAAACTTCGTTTGTAATTCTTTTCAGTACGTCATTGAAATCAAAATCAAAGTTACCTGGTATCAGTATTAAAGGTTCTTGGTTTTGTATGTCGTTAAAAATGGCTTGTATTTGTTCGGTTGTGGCAAATGACATATATTTTTTAACATCTTCAAAGGTTTTTACTTCTTTGTCCCAAGCGACTATAAAGCTTGAAGAACTAGAGTTGGTTACGAAACCGAATTTTATTTTCATCTATCTCCTTTGTTCTGTTATTATTTTGATATCGGGTGTACTTAAGTCAATATATCTACCTTCGTAATCCATAGTACTTCCAATTCCTGGGTCAGAAATATGTCCATCATTGTCACCAAACTGAATTTCTAAGACTGATTTTAACCCTCTTTGTTTTGCACGTTTTATTTCATCAAGTAGTCCTTTATTTTCTTCTACCCACTCCCAAAGAGAAGAAGTAAAACTTTTCGATATTGCCTTCTCTCCTCTCATAAATTCTTCCTCACGTTTTATTTCTTCTTCTCTATCTTTGACCAATGTGTTAAGGTCTCGAATCACAACAGGTTCTTGGTAAGGGATACCTTTGTCAATAACTGACTCAATTGCTTTAATAACTTGTTCTACGTCCGTTTTGTATGTGTCATCCTGACCAGACTCAAATTCAATCTTGAGTTTAAGGTCAAAAAACATTGAATATTTTCTAAGAATTCTGTATAAGTCTTTTTTGGTTTCACCGTCAAACAAAATTATAAAATTTGTTGATGATGAGTTAGTTACAAAACTTTTTATTCTCATTATGTTCCTCTAACACACTTTTGTACCAAAGAATAGTTTTGGTTCTTCTTTAAAGTTATATTCTGCTATAACATTATCGATTCTTTCTGAGAGATCTTCTAAATTTATAGGCATTGGGTCTGAATCATCTCCCGAACTCCAACAAAATAACTCGGGTCCGATTAAGATAGTATTTGAGTTTGGTGCTCCATATTCTTCATTGATTTTGATCACAGGAAAATGGTTGGAAAATAGTTCTTCAATTAACTTTTCTACTTCACTAGAAGTTAAGTCATTAGCATTTATGTTACGGTTAAATTTTCCAAGAACTTTTCGTTTTGAGTATAGTGTAAGGTCTTCATTGGATTTTCGTTTAATAGATACCGCATATCCAAGTAATACGAAATTACAAGTTGAGCTGTTTGTTACGAATTGCTTTATTTTCATTTCACTTCCTTTTTCTTTTCTTTCCTTTTCTTTATTTTTGCTATTTCTTTTTCAAATCTTTCATGTTCTTCTTTATTAAATTGTGTCCTATTTTTGAGCTTGAAGTCAGTTAAGTCTAAGAACTCATCGTTTGGGTCGTTGTGTTCAGAACCTGGATCTAAGAAATGTTCTATATCAGGTCCATCTGT